AACTAAATCAACTAATGTATTATATGGTGAAGGTCTTAGTTCCGAGTTAGCAACATCAATACTGTTCTTTACTATTGTTACTTTTTTCTGTGAAGATGTTGTAGAAAAGTCATCAACAAAAAATCCAGATTTAAAACGATTTAAACCATTGACATCTCTAATAAAAAGATTTGAAGTATCTGTTTCTAATAAAGAAAGTGAAGTATAATACTCTAAATTTTTAATTCTATTCTCAAGAGAATAGATATCTTTCATTCTATATCTCTTGTGTTCGGCAAGATTTAGACTTGCATCGTTTATGTCGCACAAATATGCTGGTAATGTAATAGTTGCTATATCTAAAGCATCTTCAATTCCAATTGGTGGTTGTGGATTATCTGCAGGTTCCCCTTTATTTAACTGGAATATTCCATCTTTAGTTAAATAAATTTTATCTACTCTTGGTAAATAATAAGAATAATTTAATAAAATAGATTCATCGGAAGCCAAAACATTAGATGCAGAATTTCCACTAGAAGTAAAACTTCTAGATCTAAATTCAAATGGAGATAATGAAGATGTTGTAACTGTAAATTCAGAAACTCTTGGTCTAATATCTAAAATATCACTATTCCTAATACCATTGACGGAAGGTATGTCACAATAATCAAATTGGTTATAAGAATTTGCAGTTGTTATATTGCCATCATCAGAAGACAAAAAACTTGCAGACTCAAATACAATTTTTAATTTTCTAATTGGTTCTTTTGCTGCAGATTTTCTAGTTATTCTAGAATAATCATATATCGTGTTTCTTTGACCATTATCAAAAATATAATTTGTGGTGACATTATTATCACCTGCATCAGAAGAAGTTATAACTGCTGTTATTCCGGATTCTTTGAAAGTGATTGTTTCGTCAATTCTGAATCTATTAGAATTTCTAGAGATATATGATATTTTTATTGAATTTAATTTTTCTGCATAAACACCAACAGCACCACTTATAGATCCAACAAATTCTTCTCCAATTAATAAATCATCTGTCTTATTAGTTGGGCCCTCGATAGTTGTTAATGTTAAATTTGGTAGTTCTGGTTCTGAAGTATCATTAGATTCGTATATTCCGTATAATTTAGTTACATCAGGTTCTAATAAACAAATATCCTCATCCTGAACTCTTGTTCCATATGGATAAGTTCCATATGTTAAACCATCATTGTTTGTAGTTGCTCCAACTCCAGAATATTGATATTTTGACTTGTCTACAATAATTGTTTTAATTCTATTTTTATTTTTAACTTTCGATTTAATATCAATTTTTCTTAAAGTACCTATTAGTCTTCCGGTGCCAGAACTTGTTTGGAGCCCATTTATTGTCAATTCTCTTCCACCATTACCAAAGACAAGTTTATCTGAGCTTAAACTTTCAGTTAATCCAGAATCTGTAATTAAAACATATCTTTCTTCATCAAATGGTAAGAAAGTTTCATCTGATTCTGCAGATACTGTGTTTGTTGAATTTGATGTAATTGTCACATTATATTGATTTCTCACCGTCAATGAAGATTCGGTTAAATCTACGGAAGCAACATTTCTATTTGGTAATGTTGTATATAAATTATTATCTAAAGAAGATTGGAAATTAGAATATAATATTCTAAAATCACTTGGATTTATATCTGAAGTCGGTAAACCACCATCACAGACTCCACTGACAGTAGTAACGCCAGATATTGTAATAGAACTTTGAGATACTGAATTAATTTTTGCAAAAGTATTTACAGAAAGTCCTGGATTTGAAAAAGCTACAATGTTTCCTACTGTAGCAATTCCAGTAAAAATATAATTAGATGATGTTACCGTGCTTATTCCACCACCAGTAGCAGTAATTTTAACTTGACCAACATCTGAGATTGTAGATAATTTTATATCAGATGTGAATGTAGATCCGCTTCCAACAATACCATAAAGGGATTTAACATCATTTGTTGAATATGCCGTGATTGCTGTAGAAACTCTAGTATTTTCTATACCATCAAAAATTAATCTTTCACCAATTACAAAAGTACCTTTTGTATTATATGCGGTGATAATTCCCGAATTAGATGCGTCATATCTTAAAAATCCAACAGCACCACTAGACTTACCCTTAATATAAGTGGGTGTAGTTAAACTAATAGGTTCATTTAATGAAATTTCTGTATAAGTTTGTATATCATACAAAGAAATATCCCATTCATTAGAATCTGGTTGAGAAGTATTATATGATCCAGATTCTAATGCAAAATCATAAACTCTTGCAAGACCTATTTCTTTTCCCGAAGAGTTGGTTTGATTTGTCCCTACTCTAGAATCTCTTAAACTTACAGTATAAGATGTTGATATTCCTAGAGATGGTGATCCATAGACTCTATTTAAAGTATATGTTGGACCTGTTACATAATTTACGCTTTGATTTTGTAATAGTTTTGTTGTTCTTGGTTTTTCAAAATCCAAATATGTTGTTCCTACAACATCTATCTCATATCCACTCACAAATGCTTTAAGTGGAGAAATTATATAAGTACCTAAATCATCAGAAGCTTTGTTATTATTATATGTTACTTGATTATCTTTAAATACGCCACCATTTCCCTTTAAATCATCTAAAGTTTCTTTAACGGAGAGAGATGGGGATTTTACATAATAATTTCCAGATTCATCATAAGTTCTTCTTGCAAATTCTTTTTCAAGAATATTATAATCTGGATTATTAATTTGTTTTTGTATTATACCATTTCTAACTTCTAAAAGTTGAACAAAGTTTGGAGTAGCTTCTGGATTTTCTACATTTAAAGGAATTTTTGAAAGTATTGCTTGAATTGATAATCGATCTGCTCCAGGTGCAGCGTAATTTGAAAATCCTTGGGCATTATCATTTAAATCAATATCATCATCGGGAGTTATAATACTCTCAAATATTTCTAGTCCAACTCTATAGCTTGGATAATTTGAATATTGATCTAATAAAATAGTTTGATCATCTACAGTAACAAAATGACCTCTAAGGTAGTAAACACCTTCGGAAATATTTACTGCTGATCCTATTGAGTTTGGATTTGATAAAATTGTAGCGGCAAATCCTTCATTTTGTTGAATTATTACATTTTTATCTCCAAAAATAGTGCTTTGCTCTGATATCCCATCTTCCACCAGCAAAACTTCATTCGAACCAAATCCTTGATAACTATTTGATAGTAGATCTGAATTTAAAAAATTAACATATAAAGTGTTATTATTTCTTTCCGAATTAGAAAAATCTAAAACACCAACAACTACAGCTCTAACTCCACTATTTACGCCACGAATTGTCTTCCCTATCAAATAAGGAAGATATTCTATTACATTAATACCAAGATAACTTTCTTGAATTTCTACTGCATAATAGTTGTCAATATAATTAATATTTCCGGGAATTACAATAGATCCTTCTTTGAAAAAATGATTTCCAAATTTTTCAATTTGATTTTGTAATAATGATTGAAGAGTGGTTAATTCTCTAGCTTGAACTGGATAACCGGGTTTAAATAAAACTTTATAATATTGACTTTCTGGGTCAAAGTCATCAAAATATGGAGAAACATTAAGGTTGGTTTGCTGTGGCATGATTCTTTAGAATTGCAAAATGACTTTGATATCTTCTTTTTGATTTGATGACCTAGTTATAGAAGGTCTGTTATCAACATATATAATGTTTCCAGAATATTTTTTTACTTCTGGATCAGAAACACCATTAATAAATGTTTGACCGACATAATACTTTCTATTATTTATTGTAGTAGATACACCAGTAAATGAAGTATCAATTCCTAATCCACTTATACCTGAGGAATTAATGGTCAAAGATCCACCTGTGCTTGGAGATGATGTAAACCTATGCATTTTAAATCCATAAATTGAATTTGGGTTTTTTGTACCATCACTATTAAATCCAACTAAAGTTCTATCCTGCCAATATTTTAAAACACCAGTATTTTTATCATAAGAAACAACTCTACCTACAGCTGTAGATCCTATTCCTATTGTTTGAGTGATAACGCTATCGTAAATAAAATTCGCAGTACTATAAGCGATTCCAACAAGTTTTAATGCAGATAAAGCACTAGATTTGTCTTTATTTAAAATTTGATTTGATCCAAACGCTAACGGATTTTCTACTATTCCAACCCTTGCAATTTGATTACCAACAATAAAATCTGGATTTTCTAAATCATTTTCTATTCTAGAATATACTAAAACTCTATACGCACCCAATTCTCTATAAATGTCGTATCCATGGCCATTTTGGGGAGGAATAATGACATCAAAAACTGGAGGTGTTGATCCAGCGGGAACTCCTCCGGCAGATAAATTTACAGTTCCATATGAGTATCCAGAACCGCCATTTGTAATAATAGCGGATTGTACTCTAGAGTCGCTATTAATCACTATGGTACATTCTGCTCCAGTTCCATCTCCATTTATAGGAACCCTAGTGTATGTTCTTCCTGCAGTACCAATTCCAGTTCCTCTATTAGTAACTGTTACAATTTTAATTTGACCGCTCACTTCCGCGTTATTTCTAACTGCAGAATAATCGCTGTTTGTCTCCCAATCAGAGGGAACTGGAATAAAATTAGTAGATTCAAACTTCACTAATTCATTCGGTTTAATAGTATATAAGTATTTCCAGATGTAACCATCTTCACTATCGCCAGCAGATCTTGGCTCTAAATCAGTAAAAGTTGGTTCGTCTAAAGAAGGTTTTCCTTTTGGATTTTCTGGGTCAACACCATTATAAAGACATATATAAACTCTATAATCACTATTAACTACATAAAAATTTGATGCATATAAACTAGTTGCATTTGAAGGTACTGATAAATTTGTTCTACTAATATCATGTCTATACATATCATAGACAGTTCCAGAACTCCAAGTAATTTTTCTTATTACCTGTCTGACATCACCCGGCAAAATCTTTTTTAATGCAATTATAGTGTCCCAATAATCATTTTCCTGATCAAAATTATCTTTTGGCGATGGTGGAACAGAGTCCCAATTAGAATCATAATTTGTTGCATTCGGTAAACCTACAAAAGTATAATAACCGTTTGCAGAAGAAGTTGCTGCCGCAACAAAGTTTTTTGCGTTTAATATTCTAATTTGATCAGTTATAATTGCAGACATTTTGCCGTTTTTTTATTTATTTATGAATATTATTGTAAAGTAGTTGAATAACCAACATATCTCAAAGGATTAATTCTTTGGATAACCGCAGATGTTGACAAACCTGATATTCCATTATTTGTGTATGAAGTAAAAGATTTTGGTCTCTTTCTAACAGTGGTATTTATTTTACCCCAACTATATTCGCCATAGAAAGCACTATATCCCATTCCAGATAATCCATTATAACCTAAGACACTTACAATCACTCTTGACACATTTGTTACTCCAATTCCAGGAACACTTGTCTGTGCTATGGAAACTGATGCAACTTTGTAAACATTGTCCAAACAAGATGTCCCAACTCCAACTATTGAAGAGGATGAATCTAGAGATGTTATTCCATAACCAATGTTAGAATTAAAAATAGTAAAGTAATAGTCTGTTTTAATTCCACTTATTCCTGTAGTAGCTACTCCAACATTAATATTTGTGTTTCGTAAGTAGGACTCTGTTGGTACAAATAAATCAAATATAATTCCAGTTGAAGCTATTCCAACAGATGTTGTCTGAACACCAACAATAATTCCAAAATCACCTTCATAAGTAACATCTTCAATTTTTTCTGTTTTGGGTGATGGATAAGAAATTAAAACATAAGGTGGTTTCGATTGAGTATATCCAGATCCTGGGTTTGTAATTGTGAATGAAGTTACAATCCCCGATGATATTGATGATGTCACTAAACAAGTGCTTCCAATTCCAGTAGGAGATGAAATAGTAACAGATGGTGATGTGGTAAATCCAAGTCCGCCATTTGTTAACGAAATAGCAGATATTGTTCCTGCAATAGAAACTACTGCCGTAGCAGATGCTCCAACTAAACTATCTTGAGATGTTATTAATATTTTTGTTTTATATGGAACCGTTGCATTTTCTCTTAGGTCATCGAAGAAAATCTTTGCATTTTGTACAAAAATCTCTGTCGAACCTACACTAACATTCTGTATAATATTAGTGGTTGGTTGAATTAATGACTCATATAAAATTCTATCTTTGCCAACTTCTTTTCCATTGACAATCTTATCTTCGGTTTGTTTACACCAAACTACAGGTCTTACTAAATTTTCATCTAAAGATAGTCCAACATCTGAATATGGATTAGTCTCAACGCTATCTGACGAAACAATATCAGTTACTAATCTTTCATTCTCTTTCAATGAAATAGAATCGCCGTTTATCCTCAGATTATCTCCAACTTTTACAGATTCTAGAATATCTGCAAAAACAACATCAACTTGACTGGTTCCTTTGTAGAATATAATCTTACAAGAATCACCTTCTTTTGGTGCTTCCGTAAATGTAATTATACTTCCGCCATTAAATATGTAACCAGATCCTGGAACTTGTAAAATATCATTAATAAAAACTAATAATGTTGACTGTACATCAATACTCGATCCGCTTAAAGATCTAATGGCTGTTTGAATTCCATCTATTTTAATTGGGAAATTTCTTCTTCTGCCATTAAATAAATTTTCTACCTTATCAATAACTTGAAAATCTCCAATTGACCATCCAGAGAACTGGTCAGAAAATACCTGATCAATAGTAATCTCAAAATTTCTAAATGGTTTTGTTGGATCTGTAGGAATTCCTACCAATCCACCAACAGGAACCGTTAATAATTCTGACACTTTATATGCATAACCAAGATTTTTAATTTCAAAATTAACCACACTGGATCCTTGACCAACTATTATGTCTATGGTTGCCTGTGTTCCAACACCAGAATATCCACCTGAATATACTAAAGGAATATCTGAATAATTTAATGGACTTTCAAAAACAACAGTTGGTGGATTTGATGTTGTATAACCAGATCCGGGATTAGTTATGATAACATTATTTGATATATGACCTGACAAAATTGTAGCAAAACCAACAAATTGATAATTAAGGAGTCCAGTACTTGAAGTTTTAACTCCAACATCAACCAGACCAACCATTGGAGAATTTAGAGATATTAATGCGGTTGCATCTTTACTAATTATTTGACTTGTTGTACTTGCCGCACCAATTGTAATATAAGTAGACCCAACAGAAACAATTGGCACATTAACTAAAACAGATCCTATTCCAATAGTATTTGCTGATGAGAATAAAAGTTTTCCAAATACACCATCAATATTATCGATAGGTATAATTGTCTGACCTGATCCGACCGTAGTTGAAACCTTAGTTATAATTTCATATTTTAGTGAAGATCTATATCCAGATCCAGTATTTCCAATGCTGATTGATGAAATAGTTCCGGCAGAAGAAACTATCGAAGTTCCACCTGCAGAAACTAAAGGTTGGTAACCAAATCCTTGTGTAGAACCTACAGAAATTATAATACCACCTCTAGGTATACTAGAAGTATTAATATCATATGCAGTAGAAGATATATTTCCAGTAAAACCAATTGTTGTTATACCAGAGTTTTCTTCCAATTTATAATCACCAAAAATATTAATGGATCCAAGTCTTTGTGGTTCCTGGAATACATTATTGATTAAAATAACCGCAGATGATCCAGATGTTGATAAACCGGAAACATTTGACCCAGAAGATTTTAGAGTAAACTGAGTAGAAACTCCACTAAACTGTTCATCTAAACTATCAAAAACATAGTTAGTTTTATATGTGTCTTCGTTTGAATTTTCTATACCAGATCTTAAGAAAACTCTTCCACTAAAAGTTGATCTTGTAGTAATACCTGTAAAATCTCTGGCATCTGGTCTATTTGTTATTGTTCCAATCGGAGAATTTCCGTAAGGTGCGTCAATAAAATGAATTGTATTATCTACAATATTATAATTGCCCATGATCTTAGTTACAAGAGACCCATTAGAGTGATCGTCTGGATTTGTTCCCATCCAACCACGAGAAACTAAAAGTACATTTGTGCTACCAAAACCTACTGAATTTACTTTTACAATCTCGTCATCAATCTTTAATAAATCTCCTCCAAATATAGAACTTATACCGGAAAGTGAGATTGTTTCTTCATTTAATTGAGAAAGATTAGATAATGTAGTAGTTGTTGAAGTCGAAACAATTGGAGATTGAATAAAATTATCAATACTTATTAAACATTTACTGTTTTGCTTTGTTGAGGTAAATGTATGTGTTGTGCCAATACCTACAGAAGTTAAAATTAAAGGTTCTGGTATTGGTTTTAGGGCATTTTCTGCAGATGCGGACAATCTTATACTCAAGTCATTAACTTTTATTGCATATACTGTTGAAGGAACTTTATCAGTGGTTCCAATGCCAGCAATAGTTGTAGTAGCAATACCAATTTTTTCTCCACCACCAGAATTATATACCAATTCTTCTCCAGTAACGAAGAAGTGTTTTGGTAATCTGATCGTATTATTTTCAATATTAACTATTGATGTGTCTGAAGAATCTATTCTTCTTTGGAAAATTGGAGTTTCTTTATGTTTTAAGTCAAATGATTTTTTAACACTGTTAAATGTTCCTTCATAGCTAGAGAATCTGGAAAGAATATTTGCATTATTAAAATTATAAAATTCAAAAGAATTTGAGGTATCAACAACACGCATTGCATGTTGATAAACTCTAACATCGACCGATATGTTAGGATCTGCGGTAAAATAAAGATTTGTCCCAGTTGACCCAATTCCTGCTCCTATTGTCCCAATACCGGATCCAGAAACTGTTTCAATTGTACCATATTCAAGCAAATAAGTTTCACCTCCATCATCTACTAATACAACCTCAGATGCTTTATATCTGTTGTTTGTAGTATCCTCAGCAACTATAAAATAGTAAGCGCCAGAATGATTTGTATCGTAGGTTGATATTTTTGTTTCTGTGGGACTTGCTGAAGATAAAATAGAAGTATAAGTGGACTTTAATTCACCTGTATTGAATGTGAGATTTCCAGAAGTTACTGCAGATGAAGTGCTTCCAATAGAAATTCCTAAAGTATTTGCAAAATATGTAGTGCCAACACCAACATTAGGGGTAAAGTCCAGATTTATAACAGATCCGGAAATATATGCAGAATAAGTTCCTATTGAATCTAAACCACTGTACGCAAGTCTATTTGCATTAGAAAGTCTTCCATATTCGGTAATATTTACATTAGTACCATCATGAATAAGAGTTAATTCGCTAAATTCAAAGTAAGTTCCATCAGATGCGGTCAATTCAACTAAAACTTTTGAAGATCTATAAGAAGATCCAATTCCAACAATTGTAGTTGTTGTACTTGGTGGTATTACTGCCCTTGAAGATTCTAATGTTGCGATATTTCCTAAAGATGTATTTCCAACACTTGAAACAGAATCAGAAATACTGTAAGACATAACACTAATATCATAATCATTTATAGTGTAATTAATTGGATAAAATCTCAATATTCCCTGAGAACCTAAAATAGAAAAATCGAAGGATCCTAAATCGTAATTAGATGAAACTTTTCCATACTGAAGCATATATGATTCCAGTTCATCTTGCACTAGAGAGACCAAACATATTTGTCGGAGTCCGCTAAATTTTTTATCTCTAACATATGTTACATATTTTTTGGCTCTTATAGTTGATAGGACAAAAGACTCTATGTTCGAATAAGTATCTGTTTTTGGAATATTGCTAAATTGATCGCTAAAATCATCGACTAGTAATACTCTATTTCCTATAGACTGAAGTTCATCCTGTAAAGAAATTGAACTGAATGCAATTTCTTTTGAGAAATAATTCGAATCAATAGTTATAACTCTTTCCTTCACTAAATCGTAATCATTTATGCAATTTAAGTCAACTTCGGAAACTAAGTCTGCAATACCGATAAAATTGCCTTGATCTTGAACTGTTGATATTCCAGTAAATCCGGAATCAACAGATTCTGCGACAAGATCTCCAAATTTTTTGAATCCAGATGTATGATTTAAGTTTCCAATAGATTTATTCCAAGTTTCATAATCTACCTTTGATTTTATAGCATAAGAGAAGTATTGATAATAATTATTATCTGGAGTAACTTGAAATTGGTTATTCAAAAATCCAACTTCATCTTCCCATCCTTGATTTACAACTGAAGATCCATCAACAGAATAAATTGCAATAAGATCTTCTATTTTCGTTATTATACCTTTAGTGTTGGAAGTTTCTCCTCTGATAAAGACTCCTGTATTAAAATAATCTTTACTTGTTATTTTCAACTGCTCAGAATATTGATTCCAATTCAAAACATTGCCATAAGAAGAATCGCTAGTAACTTTTTCTCCTTTAATAAACTTTCCTTTTTCTAAAACAGGATCAAATATTGGGAAGTATTTACTTGGTACAATTATTGCTGCAGAATTTTCTTCATCAAAAGTCCCCGGATTTTCATTTACCCCCAAATAATTAGATAAGTTATATACAACAGTTGCGCCAGATCCACCATACTGTGGATTAACTGATGTCAATGTAAATAATTCATAATTGTAGTTTTTAGAGTTATATCCTCTGAATGAGGTTGAACCCGAACTAATAATATTTGCACTTTCAACTAAAATTTTATCACCTATTGAAAGAGGAAATTCTTGACCATAACTAAAATTAACAGCCAATTCAACAGTAACATCTTTTGTTGTACTGTTAAATGTTATGTTATTAACTGGAATTCCATTGGAATTATTGACTGGTAAGATTTTTGGAGTTGCATCGTAAATACCATCAGTATTTTTTAAAATATTTACTTTTTTATTAAGGATATCATATTCTAAATCAATATCCGTAACTACTTTATTAGTATAAGAGTCTATAACGACTAACTTTGGTGAAAGTGTGTAATTAATACCAACTGAAGATACGCCAACTGACTTAAAAGTTGATGATGGATTGATGGTTAAAATTTGAGGAAGTTTTGCAGAAGGTCTTAATGTTGTATCTGCAGAATATTCAAACCCAATATCATCAATTTCTATTTTTTTAATAGAACCTATATCTGTACTAGATATATTAAATATTGCACCTCTTCCAGTGTTACTAATAACACTGGTTATTCCTGGAACAGAGGAATAATTTCTGCCGCCAGATCTTAATTCAAGATCTTCAATGCAACCTGTTACATTTTTTGAATTAGTATAATATTCAAAAAATCCATCAGATTCTGTGTAAGATAAACTTTCTGGATATGTTAAAATATTAAATTTAAATGTTGTCTGACCAACACCTAAGATTGTATGATATCCCGAATAACCGCTATTTGTTAAAGAAAGTTTGTTATTATTTCGGACTTCATCATCAGTGATTATTTCTTTCTTTATTGAACTATTGCTAAGTAAGTCAATAGGAACCAAAGAATAATACAAATCAAAATTTAAATTATTGGTCGTTAAAGTGACTATAGCATTTGATCCAATTTTGCCTGATTTTACAATTTCAAATTGAGAAGAATCCGTTGTTTTTTTGAATTCTTCACTAAAACTAGGATCAAAATATAATTTAAAGTCAAAAGCTGGGTAAGAATTTTGATCCTTAATATATGATAAGGAACTATCAGAAAGATCAAATCTAACAACTTGATTGGGTATTACATTTAGTTCTGGATTGACTAAAGAAATTGTACCAAAAGAAGCACTCGTAAAATCTATAATCTCTGGAATAGTTTTAGTAGAGTTATAGTATGATGAAGATAATTTAATCCTATCCTTATCAAACCTTACGATATAATATATTTGATTGTCTAAAAGTCCACCAATTGGAGTATTGGAAGAATAAATTATTTTTTGTCCAGTATAATACCCGTGATTTGGGATATTAATTGTATTATTTGTGATGTTTACTTTTGATGAAATAAATGATACCGGATTAATTACTAATCTTCTATGTTTATCGTTATATTTTACTGTAATAGTAGTAGTAATACCAGGTAAAGAATTCATGTAAATTACTTCACCATTACTTAACCCATGAGACGATGCCGTAGAGACTGTAATAGTATTTTTTACAATTTCTCCACTTAAGACATTATCATAATTAGTTTTAAAACTATGATTTACTCCAGAACCAATATTAATAAAATATAATAATGATGCAGATATGCTACTATCTATTCCGACGAAAGAACCAGTAGAACCTAGACCTACTCTATAAGTGGATATTCCTACCAAATCATTCGAAATTTTAGTTGCATATAACACCTGATTGTCTGCTAATTGGAAATTAACAGAACCATCATCAGAAACATAAAAAGGCGATCCACCATTACTAGAATATATTAATTCAGTTCCAGTATCTAAAGAATGATTAGGCAAATACATTGTTTTGGTTGGAACAAAGATATTTGTAATCCCAGCTCCAGGATTTGAGAAATATATTGTAGAACCAATACTAGCTCCAGAAGAAGAACCTATAGATAAAGACTCTTTAGGATCAAAGTAAATAGTCTTATTTAAATTATAATTTTGATTCTGACCGTTAATAGAATTTACAACAAATTTTCTAGTTTGCTCATAAAGAACAGATGTTGCCGTGTGAGATGCTCCAACTGTAGAATCATATTCTCTAATCACTTTGATTCTTGACGATAATTTATCGATAGATAAAATTCTTACTTTTTCATCATCAATTTTATAAATGTCATTTTCCCTAATATTTGGGAAATTCAACGATCCATTTACCTCAAAATAGGTTACTATTCCAGTAGCAGAAGAAGATCCTACAGATTTAGATAAAATTAAAGTATCAGATCTAATTCCAACTTCAAAAAGACTGTCAAAATCTTTTGAAGAAGTGCTCAATCCTGATATAGAAATTATATCTTTGTTAAAAAGACTATGTGGCAGTGTGCAGAATCCAATGAATTTACCTGTAGAGTCGTATGGATAAAATTCTACTGATTGCGAAGAAGTTGAAGCAAAACTAATATTTTTAATTGATTTTCCTTTTACATATGAAACATGCGCATATGCATCAGATCCCCCAGAATTAAAATTATTAAATCTTACGAGATCTCCAACTTTATATCCAGATCCTCCTGTTACAATTCCTATATTTGATATTCTTCCACTAGTGGAAGATTTTACTATTGAAACTGGTTCTTTAACTTTAATTGGGTTGAAAACAAAATCGTAGTTTGAAGTATTGCTAGTAAATTTATAAGGTGTAGTATTTCTTAATAACTGCTCAGAAACAAAGTCAAAAGTATTTTGACTTATACTCCTATCATAATTGAATTGGATTGAATCTGATTTAAAAGTATTTCCAATTAAATATGGAAAGACTGGTTTTTTATAGTTCTTGAAAACTCCATCAGTCTCTGTTGGTCCATTATTAATAGTTGCGAAATATGCATAAACTCCATTTGGATATTCTGGAGTAATACAAAATCTTCCATTATGTCTATCCAAATCACCCGAACCATTGAATTGATAATCTTCGACAAAAAAACCTTCAGAATAAATTCTATTTCCTGAAGATATTGGATTTGGTCTGTCACTTGATGGTTGATAAACATATCCAGATACCATCTCTCTAATATTTCCACTACCAGAAGGATTATCATATCCATATGGTCCATAAATTGGATTTCCGTCATATGCCCATCCAATAATAGGAGAGTGTACATATGATGTTACTTCTCTACTATTTGATAATTTCAAATCTGCAACATAAGTTTTTTTACCATTTACATAATCAATACCAAAAACACTTCTCCTCAATTTTCTTGGTGCATATAAATGACAATATTGGGATCCGTTTATTGTATATGAAGATACATCAATAATTCCATCGTCATCTAAAACTTTTTTAGATTCCAAATACTGCTGAACTTTGTTAATAGTCCAAGATTTTATTTTGGTCTCACATTTAAAGTTTTGACCAGATGGAACAACATTTACATAAGTGCTTGATGTAGTAAATCCAGATCCTCCATTTACTACTTTTACTTCTACTATTTTGCCATTATTAATTACTGGAGTTAAAACTGCTCCTGTTCCAATACCCAAAATATTAATATTTGGTGGTGCAGTGTAACTATTTCCCTGATTTAAAACTAAAATTTCAGTTATTCTACCATTATTAATTATCGGAGAAAACTGAGCTCCAGAACCAATACCTAGCGTTATTCTGGGTTGTCTTTCATAGTTAATGATTTCCGAAGATCCATACCCAACTCCAGGATTTTTAACAAAAAGATTTGTGATACTTCCTCTAAAAATAGGTTGCAATTTAGCATTAAAATTTTGTCCCGTTAATGTAGAGACTCCTATTTTGCCAGTTATTTGTACATTAATTTCTGGGTAGTTGAAACTATGTGTCGAAGAACCAGAAGAGACGAAATTAATATATTGATTTGTTCTATAATAAAAATCTTTATTAGTAGTGGCAATTCCCACTAAAGAAAGTCTAAATTCATCTTTATTCAATTTAGTAATATAATATGAATTGTTATCAGACAAACCCCCAACAGGTGTTTCAGAAGAATTGTAAACTACAATTTCTCCACTTTCATATCCATGATCAAATATTTTAATAGTGTTTGATGAGGTATTAATGCCAGATGATGAACAAAAAGTTTGTTTATTTGTATACCCAAATCCAGAATCTATTACATTAATACTGGATATTTTTCTTTTTGTAAGAACAGATTCAAAGGCATGAATTCCTGAACCATGAGATGTTAAATCTATAGTGTTTATTCCGGAAACAGCATCATTAAAAGTCTTATGAAGCTTTATATTGTATGCATCTTGAACTGAAGCATAATATTGAGCATTAGTTGATAGACCACCGACAGCAGTAGAACCATATGTCAAATACACAATATTTTCATAATCTCTAAATTTGTGGTAGCTAGAGAATCCAATTGTATTGTTTGCAAGATTTACTAATCCCGAAGAACTATCTGAAATAAAAGAAACATTGTGTTTAAACGGGGTTAAATTTGGTTTGGCGTAAGCACCATAACCATTTCCTCCGGTTATTGTTATCACAGGTTCTTCAACATAATCAAATCCACCATCTAGAACATCAATTCTTTCTAAAGAACCATTTACATGAGTAATTAAAGATGCGCCTATACCCAAAGAATCTTCTACAACTGCGATAGGCGGATTAATAACATCAAAGTTTTCTCCACCCGTTATTACATTAATTGATTGAATACCTCCATAATAAACTTTATCGTCAGATTTATAGTTATATGCCTCTACACCATTGACAAAAACTCCAATGGGACCAACTGGAGTTTCTTCATTTCTACCACTAGTAGAAGATTGTGTTATATTTTTTACATAATTTTGTGGTGATAACGAAGCATTTTCAAATTTTAATTTTCTAAAAATATTATCTGTGACAGTACCAGAAACTGTTACAAACTTATTTTTAAATAAATCCGATTTGCTATTAGATAATTTTATTTTTGTATTGTCTATTCTTTTAACATAATATACTTTTCCCAAAATATCCAAAGAATTTACAACACTTTCATCATTTTTGATGTAAATAATTGCATCGCCAGTATAAAGACCATGTAAATTATTTGGATTACCTGAACTTAAATCTAAAGTTTCTTGATTGAAAGATCCCGAAAAAATAATATCCGTATTTTTTATTTGAATATCTTCATTTAAATAATCTGGAATAGAATTTGCTGCGACATAAATGTTATTTTCATCTTTAATGTAAACATTTTGAATATTTGCAGTACTATCATTTATAAATTTAAAGTTGGAAAATCTTGGTTTTTTTAATTTTCTTTGAATGGTATATCTTAAATTTAAATTTTCAACTTTTGGTCCTTCAATAGATATACTCTTTTCGTTATCTATACCAACTACATTATATAAAAGTTTAATTCCACCTGAAGATAGTAAATCTGCAGAGTCTCCTAGGGAAAAATTATGATCATCATAAGTTGTAATGTTATAAGAAAATGTATTTTGAGTTATATTGGATGCAGTTGGTCCCTTTATTTCTTTTACATCGTAACTGTTAACTACATTAAATTTCCAAGTGTTCGGTAAAACACCCTTTGCTTCATATCCTAAAGTAATTGTTTTTATTGGATCACCTTTAGTCATTGAAGAGTTAAGTATACTGTAGGATAAATCTGACAAAACTCCAGTAATTCTGACTTGTATAATCG